AAAGAAGAAAGAGAGAACTGGAGATCATGGCAACGCTCGACGCGAACAGCATCGACGCGATCGTCACCGATCCGCCCTACGGCCTGGCGTTCATGGGTAAGCGATGGGATTACGACGTGCCCAGCGTGGCGATCTGGGCCGAGTGCCTGCGGGTGCTGAAGCCTGGCGGGCATCTGCTCGCGTTCGCTGGCACGCGCACGCAGCATCGGATGGCGGTGCGCATCGAGGACGCGGGCTTTGAGATCCGCGACATGATCGCTTGGGTCTACGGGTCGGGCTTCCCGAAGTCGCTGGATGTGAGCAAGGCGATTGATAAGGCGGCGGGGGTTGAGCGGGAGAAGGTTCGTCACAAGCCGCGAGCCGACACTTGCGGCACCATGAGCGGATCGTCTGATAGTCGCCCGTGGATTAAGCGAAGCCGCGAGGTTGGTTATCACGAAGTAGATGGTCCGATCCCCGCCACAGACGCGGCCCGCCAGTGGTCCGGATGGGGAACCGCGCTCAAGCCCGCCCTGGAGCCGATCACCATGGCCCGCAAGCCCCTGATCGGGACCGTGGCCGCGAACGTGCTGGAGCACGGCACCGGGGGGTTGAATGTGGATGGGTGTAGGGTGCCAGCCGATCCAAACGACCCGGTCCATTCTGCCGTGTGGACCAGCCGACCAAGCGCGATCAGGGCAGGCACGGTGGGGTTTGTGACAAGCAACAAGCCGGGCGACACCAGACCGTGCGCCCTTCCTCCGGGCGGTCGCTGGCCCGCCAACCTGATCCACGATGGCAGCGAGGAGGTGGTGGGGTTGTTTCCGCAGACGACGACGGGAAAGCCGACGGTGGGCAGTCAACCAACAACCGGCGAGGTGTTTGGTGTGTATGCGCAGCGCAGTACGGTAGGCGGTGGCGACTCCGGCAGCGCCGCCCGCTTCTTCTACTGCGCGAAGGCGAGCAAGGCGGATCGCGGCGACGTCAACAACCACCCCACCGTCAAGCCCACCGACCTGATGCGTTACCTCTGCCGCCTCGTCACGCCGCCAGGCGGCGTTGTCCTTGATCCATTCATGGGCTCAGGCTCGACAGGCAAGGCGGCGATGCTGGAAGGGTTCGGCTTCATCGGCATCGAACGCGAAGCCGACTACGTCAAGATCGCTCGGGCGCGGATCAATGCCGCGACACCGCCACTACTGCAAGCCATGGAGGGCACATGATCCCGACGCATCTCAAACCGCACTCGTCGAAATCGTTTGGCCGCTACGAACGCCAACCCGCGGACCGTGCGCCGCGATGTCCCACGTGCGACGCGCGGTATCGCGCGGCATCCACGCGGGAACAGATCACGTGGTACTACCGGACCTGCGATTGCGCACCGAAATCGGGGATCGTGCGGCTACGCCCGCAACGCTCCCAATGATAGCCGAGGGGCGCAAGCCCCCGGGTTGAACCGCTCGCGACATCGCCACGTTTGCCACGCTCCCACCCGGCGGCTCGCGCCGCTCGGCTAACAACGCCCATGACCGACGCCTACACCAAACACCGCAACCGACAAGCCGCGAAATCCTCCGAGCAATCGACCGAAGCGAGGGACATCGGTCCGATCCCCAAGGTCAAAAACCCCAAACGCCGCGCGGCGTGCGAACGGGACCTCAAAAAATTCTTGCTCACCTACTTTCCCGAGTCCTTCCCGCTGCCGTTTTCCGACGACCATCTGCGGATCTTGAAGGACATTGAACAGCGAGCCATCGATGGCGGGCTCAAGGCGATCGCGATGTCGCGCGGATCGGGCAAGACAACCATTTTGCTGCGGGCCCTCTGCTGGGTTTTGGCCTACGCTCACCGTCGATTCGGCGTCCTGGTCGAGGCCGACGAAGGAGCCGCCGAGGAATCGCTCGACACGATCAAGATCGAGTGGGAAACCAACCCGCTGCTACTGGAGGATTTTCCGGAGATCGCTTACCCCATTCGATGCCTCGAGGGAATCACGCAACGGGGCAACGCCCAGACGACCGAAGGAGCGCGGACATTGATCGGATGGAAGCGGAAGGAACTCATCTTCCCCACCATCGCCGGGAGCAAATCCTCCGGTGCAACGATCCGCGTCGCCGGGATCCTGGGCCGCATCCGAGGCATGATGAAAACCCTCGCCGACGGCAAAACCCTCCGACCCGATTTCGTCATCGTCAACGATCCGCAGACGGACACGTCGGCACTGTCCGACGCCGAATGCGCCAAACGCGAAAAGGTCGTCGGGGGTGCGATCCTGGGCCTGGCGGGACCAGGCAAACGGATCGCGGGATTCTCGGCCGTGACGGTAATCAGAGAAGGCGACATGGCGGATCGGTTGCTCAACCGGCAGCTGATGCCCAAGTGGCATGGCGAACGCTGCAAGCTGGTCTACCAGTGGCCGACCAACACGGACCTATGGAAAGACTATTTTGAAATCCGCGCCGACGAGATAGCGGAGGGGATCGACGACCATCCCAAGGCCACCAAATTCTACCGTGCGCATCGCGCGGCAATGGATGAGGGTTCGGTTGTCGGATGGCCCGCTCGCAAGGCCCCGCATGAGCTATCGGCCTTGCAGCATGCGATGGACCTGCGCTACGATCACCCCGACACGTTCGACGCCGAGTATCAAAACAGCCCCCGCCCGATGGTCGCACCGGTCGAGGGGATCGTCTGCCTGACGTCCGACCAATACTGCTTGCGAACGCTCCCGACGCACAAGCGTGGTGAATGCCCGGACTGGGTCGACCATGTGACCCTCGGCGTCGACGTCCAAGGCTCGTCGCTGTGGTGGGTGGTCGCTGGCATCGGGTCCGATTTCCGGGGCCTGGTCCTCGACTACGGTGTTTGGCCGGATCAGGGGATCGATTACCTGACTCTGTCCGAAGTCGAACGAACGATGATTCGCGTGACGGGGATGCGGTCCCCGACGGCAGCACTGCTCGAGGGTCTCAACCGATTGCGAGCCGAACGGCTGGCCGTCGAGTACACGCGGGACGATGGATCCGTCATGCGGGTCTCGCAGATGGTGGTCGACTCGGGCTATCAAGCCGAAACCGTCTACCAATTTTCTCAGGCGCATCCCAACGTGATCCCCTCGCACGGTCGCGGCGTCACGGCACGTCAGCGGCCGTGGTCGCTGGACCGGCCCAAGCGGGGCGAGCGGATCGGTTACGGTTGGCGAATGCCCCCGACGCGCGGGACCCGTGCGCCGCGTTATGTGCTCGTGGACACCAACACGTGGAAAACGAAGCTCAACGAGTCCTGGACGATCGAGGGGTCGGATTCGCCAGGTGCGTGGCATTTGTTCAAGGCCGCGGCATTGCGTCACCGCATGATCGCGGATCATCTCAGCAGCGAGTACCCGACCAAGACGGCGGGCCAGGGCCGCGAGCTGTACGAGTGGGCGGTGAGGCCCAACCGAGACAATCACCTTTTGGACGCGTTGATCCTGGCCGCGGTCGGTGGATCGCTCCAGGGGGTTCGGATCCCGGGCGAGTCCGATCGCCGGATCGCCCGCCGTCACGTGGCCATGCGACGCGACGATCGCACCGTCAGCACCGACCCCGACGCCCACCTGGTCGCTGCCGTCCCCAGCAGCTCGTCGGTCAGCAGCTCGGCCAGCAGCTCGACGGCGGTGGCTGAACCTCGCCCGCGCAAGATGAGTCTCTCCGAGATGCGAGCCGCGAAGCGAGGGTAGGACCACGGCGAGGACCACCGCGCCGATTTGCGTTGCGTTTTCCGGTCCCTGCGAGTCGTGCAAAGACTCGCAAACGCACGGTTACGGTGCGTCGGTCGACTCGATTTCCGGCAGCGGTTGCAGCAGATGCTCGAACACGTTTTCCGGTCGATTGCTGCCCCACCACGCTCGCGTGTCTTCTCGCTCGGGATCGGTCTGGGTGTGCGATGCGCGAAAATGTTTTGACCACACGGTCACGCGGCGCGGCCCGTCGCCGACCGTGACGCACCATCGCGAGCCGACGCGGGTCGGCCAATCCGAGGGTGATTGCAGCATGCGCCAGCCGACGTTGTGCGGCCGCATGCGATCCTCGGGAAAGAATCGCCAGGCGATCACCTGAACAAACACCGGCTGCGCGCGTGCATTGTACAGCGTGTTGACCTCGAGCAAATCGACCTGCACCTCGGCGCGGGTTTCAAGTCTGGCTCCGCTGCCCAGCAGCATTGCCGTCAGCATCCACGCTGTGGCCATCATGGCTCGTCTCCTTCAGGGCCTTCATGGCCTGTTGATACATAGCGGTCATCGCTTCCTCGCGCCGCAATCCGCTGCGGTGGTCATTTGCTGCCCAGGTCGCGATCACCCGCAACGTGCGTCTGGCGGCCGCCAATTTTTCGACATGATCCGACATGGTTTGACGTCCCGACATTATTCACGGCTCAGCCGTGTTCCTTGTGACATTCTGCACGGCTGAGCCGTGGTGAATTGATAGTTAGGCATACTGAGCCTTGACCTCTTCGACGATCCGTGCGTGACCTGCTTTCGCATCCTCCCAGGTTGCGTAGCGTTCGCAATCTTCATCGCGTTCACATCCGAAAATCATCGTCTCAAACACGATTGGTACATCGCTGTTCCATCCATGATCTAGGCTCAAAAACACTGTCGATACCGAAACGTTATCGCCTTTCCACTTGTCCACGATGCAACCAATGCCAGTTCGCTGATCTTCTGGTAGCGACTGAATCCATTTGTGCCGCTCTATGTGGTCGCTGCACTTAACCGGCTTTTTGTTTTCGTCGAGAATGTACCAATCACTCATAATCAGATGCCTAACAAAATGATGAATCGAAGCCGCCGATAGTGTCGTTCGTGATGGCGAGCCGTATCGGCGGCGGCTCGATTATCATTAGCGTTCGTCGGACGACACCCGCGAAGATGCCGCCCGTCTGAACATAAATCGCGACTACGCTGGGAACGCTGCGATGCGTTCCTGGAGAATTTCGCTGTACTCTTGCATGACTTCCGATTGCCGAGATAGCCGTGCTTGCTCGTCGCTTGGAAGCGTTGCCCATAATGGGTTGCTAAAAAAAGCTACAAGCTTTGCAAGCTTTTCATCCAACTCATTCTTTTCGTCAACCACTCGCTGTTGATGCGGTGCCATAATCACAACCTCTGACAAATCGCCGTCGAACAATTGGATGTACCGAAGCGACGGCAACGTCGGTCCATCATGGTTAATCTTTTGGTCGTCGCTCGGTAAACCCAAGCGTTATGTTGACCTATGCAGGTACTTTTCCCTGAGGCCGTAACTACTCTTGCTGGTCTTGTCTTTGTAGTTGCCTTCGTGGTCGCGATACATTTGCACATCAGGCACGAACGTGTACACGAATCCTCCGTCGCCGTAGTCAACGTCTACCACAGTGCCCTCGACACCTACTTCCAGATTCTTCTCTGATCCAGACCAGCCGCCTTCGCACTTGATTTTCTTGACGATGATAGCTCGCTCGCCCTTTTTGATTGGAGCGAATCTAGTCAGCAAGGCTTCGCTGTGTCGAACAAGCTTTATCAGGTAGTAATCAAGTGGTCCTCTGGCAAAAATATCTTGTGCCTGCTGTATGTGCTTAACACCTGTCTTCATTCGCTCGACGAAATCCGGCAACATAACAACGGATTCCACCGAAGCCTCATTCGTATCGCTCATTCTCGTTACCTCTTTCCTTTCGGCTCGGTGAATCCGAGCGTTAGGTGGATTTTGCGTCCGCCATTTCGCGGCGCGTTGCTTGCGGGGTTTGATCCGACACCCACAACAATCGTTTCTCTTGGACTTCGGGAGCCTTGTACCCAGAGAGTCGCAAGAAAATCTGTAGCGATTTCTTGATGAATCCTTCTAGGTCGTCACCAATCAAATGTAAAAACTGTTCTTCCGTTCGTTCGAGATCGTACTTACTACACCACTCTTCCATCATGCGATGGCAAAACAACGCTTCCCCTTCGCCGCTGTCAATTTCCTCTTTGGTAGGGTTTGTTATTCGACCCTCAACGTACTCGGCTGTTCGTTCCCTAATGTGCCGGTACACCTCGAACGCAAATTCAGAAATAAACTCGTCTACATCTCTTGCGTCCGTCTGCACTGCTTGATCGCGATTGGCGTCGTATTGAAACTTAATCATGAAACCACCTAACAATTGCGTGAACCGAAGCCCCCGATTCGGCGTTTTTGAAATGGAGGCGTAACCGGCGGGGGCTCGGTTACGCATTGCGTTATGCGGACTCTGGAAACCGCGTCACCCCATCCGGCCAATCGATGTTGGCAAAACGCAATGGAACCGCTTGGCCAATTGAATCCCCTCGCTTGACGACATCGGTGAGCACCATGTCGTCTTTTTTGATAATGCAGTCACCATCTGGCCACAGTGCTTTGACATGCGCCCATGCTTCCTTTACGTCCATTTACGCCAAACCCCCGACACTTTCCTTATCCTCTACACTGCCCCAGCATCCACTCGATTGACCGACGCAGGACCGGCCATTGGTCGGGATCGATCTCGATGGAGGATCGCTCCACCTGGTAGTACAACTGCTTGACCGTGACATACTCGCCGCCAGCGTTATCCTGGATCGAAATCTCGGTCACGCCTGGCTCATACATGTCGGCCCCGTGCGGTGCGACCACAATGCTGGTGATGCGGATCTCCAGATCGTCGTTGCCAACCGGGAAATCATCCGCGACCTGGTGGTCGCAGCTACGGTGAACATCTGCGACCTGGTGGTCGCAGCTACGTGTAGCCGCTGTCGCGTAGGCTGCGGATGATTTGTCCGCGACCTGGTGGTCGCAGCTACGGGGGGCGGGATCGGTGGCGATCGGTTGGTCGGTGCCGTCCATGCCGACGGTGTACACATGCGGCCGGCGGTCTGGGACGTGGTCGTAGTTCATTCTGTCGCTCATGCGGCGCCTCGATCGATTAAGGGTGATAAATAGCTGACCCCGTCGATGACGGGGATCTGTAGATTGAGATGGCCCATCCCGGCCTGAATCAATTGCACACCGTAGCCGTGCATCCAATCGGTCAAATTCTGATGGGCCCACAGCGGTTGCAATTGACACATGCAACCAGGGTTCCACGCGCCGATCGGACCGGACGCAACGGTCCGCTTGGTCGATGTGTCCATGCGGTGCGTGTGACCGAACCAAATGTTCGTGTTGTATTTGACGAGATGCTGACGCGCGGCATGGATGCCGGTGTACACGCCATGGGTGAAGTGGCAATTGTCGCGCTGGATGGTGGCCGGGACATAACATCCGTCATAGCACTGGCCCTGTTTGTAGAACGCGATTCCGCGTTTGGCCAGGTGCAGCACGATCTCGCAGCTGAACAGCGACGCAACGAACGCCGCGTCGGCCTGGCCACCTCGCAGGGTGTCGGTCACAATCCATTTTTCGATGCGACGCTCATGGTTTCCCTCGAGGTACTCGATGGTCGCGGAGGGTGCGGCCCGCTGCAGCGAGTCCAGAAACTGGTTGGTGGCGTTGACGTCGTCCTCAAACCGATACGCGGACTCGGCAACGTAGCCCCAGGTGTGATGCTCAGCCAGGAACCCGCCGCAGTCCAGATGATCGCCCAGCAGGATGACGCTGTCGGGTTTGAGCCGCTCGATGTCGCGCAGCATTGCGGCGGCCGCGGCCTGGTCGATGAAGCATCCATGGGTGTCGGGGATGATCACGCGGACGCTGATTTTCGATCCCTTGCGTTTGCGGGCCTGGCCGTCGAGTCGCAGCTTGATGCGTGACGCTCGCGCGGCCTCAAGGGCGGATTGCAATTTCTCGTTGGCGGCCCGCAGCCGTGCGATCTCGGCCTCGAGCGTCTCGATCCGCTTGTGGGCCGTTTTTTCGAGCCGTGCAAATTCGCGGGCCCGTTCCTGGGTGGCGTTGCGTGAGATGCTCATAGGCTGGCCTCGACCTTGGCAAGCCATTTGGAGAACGCTTGGCGGTCGACGCGAGTCACCTCGTGATCGACGAATCGGTGCAAGTGCGATAGGGTTGGGTACGCTTCGCGCATCTCGCCCCCTCGAATCCAGTCGACGACCACCTCCCGCAGCTCGGCCGCCTGGTCGGGGTGTTTAGCCTCAAACCGGGTCCACCACGTTTCCGGTGGTGGCGGCGCGTACTTGCTCGCCGACTCGCGGGCGCGAGCCATGATCGATTCCGTTTGTGCGGTCAACTGTTTGACAATCGCAAGTTTTCGCCGGACCGTTTGTCGATCGGCGCGACGTTCGTCTCGCTGCGGGCTATGCCGCGGGGATGCTCTGCGGGCTCGCTTGGCCATTGCGTGGTCCTCCGTGATGGTGTGGATTGGGTGCCTGCGGTTCCGGGGGCGGGTCGGGCACCAAATGCTTGATTTGGTCCCAGTTGTGCCCCTGGGCCTCGCACATGCGGATCATGGCGCGGCCGAGGTATCCCTTCGGTTTTTGGACGTTTCCTTCACGGATTCGCGCCAGGGCGTCCAACATCCCTGGGCGGTCGAATTCACACGCGACCCATGCCATCCGCCAGATGGTGTCGCGATCGAGTCCTCGCAGCTTGCCGCGATGGCTCAGCGTGTTCATGCCGTTGGCGATCTCCCGAACCGAATCAAAAAAATCACTTCCCGCCGACGCCC